TGCCCAAACTATAAAATCTGTACCGCCTAAATTATATTTAAAGTGTGAAAATTTACCTGCATTAGTTCTGCCTGTGTCAATTTCTGTCCATGCACCTGAACCTGAACCCCCTTTAAATACTTTTTCTCCTCTAGCAGCAATTACATTACCTTTAAAAAATGCAGACATTAAAACAGCTTCTCCACTGTTTGCTGTCTGAGGAACTATGTTAGTGTTCCATTTTGTAAATCCATTGATTCTTCTATATCCACCTCTAGGGTCTGGCTCGAAGTTTTCTAACTCAAAGGCCATGCCAGCTTCCATAGTAAATGTAGAACGGTCTAGAACTAATCCACCTTGTAATGCAAATACGAACGGACTTAATTGTGACTCATCTGCCATATATCACCATTAAAAAAATGCAGCTGAAGCAGATGAAGATGCTCTTTGTATAAATGTAGACCTAACGTATTCTGTTCTATTTAATAAAATACTCTGCATATGTTTTATGCCTTCTTCAAATCTAGCAAAGTTTAATTGATATTGTTGTGCTTCTCCACGATACTGATATCCGTAAGCTGTAGCACCATCAACTATAACTTGTTGAAATTGTTCTGGTATAGCAGGAGCATCTGTAGCTCCAGATAAAGTAGTAGGAATTTTAAAAAATTCAAACTTTAATTCATAAGTTTTGTCAGGGTATGGAAATAGTAAAAAATTATTATCTGCAGTACGAACAACATGTCTTGGCGTTGCCCCTGAATCAAACTGTGCTACTCTAACATCGTCTGCATGTGATGCCGCAGTTGTAGAGTTTGCACCTCTTGTGCATCCTGTAAAGGTAGTTGAGCTTGTCCCTGTGTATGTTATTTGCTCACTTTCTATATAAAGTGTGCCTGTAGAAGAAAATCCTGTTGTGCTATCAACAGTTATAGTTGTTGCAGAGCTATTTATAGCTCCATTCAATAATGTAGCAGTTACATCATCTTCTTGAGTAACGTGCAAATCTAAATATTCTTTATAATCCATAACAGTTAACGCACCGCCTGCTGTTCCTAAATCACCATCTTTAGTTATTCTAAATGTTTCATAGTCAACATGCTTTGCATTTGTTGGGATACTATAACGTATAGTTCCTGGAACTAACGTAGTAGTTTGATTATCATGGTTGAATCCCCATCCAAATTCTCTTTGATTAATGTAATTAATTGAATCGTTAACTGCATTCTTACACTGTGTTTGAAATCCTCTTGAACTAGCAAAATTAGCAGAGGTTAAAGCAACCTCGTTAAATCTTGCAAGAACTAAATTAGATAAACCTAAAAAATCGTAAGCCATAATAATCCTATATAAGGAGAGGGCAAGTTGCCCTGCCCCCCCAATAATACAATTACGCTAATTGGTCTCTATCGACTTCATCAGCTAATTGTTGATGTTCACCGTTACAATCAATAACACAAGCGTACACTCGTATTTTTCCTGATGAAACGTCAGCAGAACCTGCAATTAACTTTACATCAATTGTATCAGTAGTTGACACAAACTGTGTAAATGTTGAAGCTGCACCTGTTACAACGTCATTTGCCTGTCCATTTGTTCCTTCTGCTAGAAAACCAGCTGAAGATACGTCACCACCATCAATGATGTCGTCACCTGCTGCAAAATCAATATCTACAGTTGGTGATGTACCATTAAAAGCAGTAAGTACTTCTGCTCCTGCAAAGAGAACCAAAGTTCCTGCAGGTATTTCTAGAAGTTGAAAAATGTCACCGTCTGTACATGAGTAATCAGTTATTTTAGAAATATCTAAAATAGACTCAATCATTCTCATGCTAGTTCCAGGTCTACTACCAGGTAATACTGCTATGGAATCAGAACTAACACCAGCGGTTGTGCTGGCGGTCATATCAAAAGTTGCCATTTGTTATACCCCCTTACGCTGCGTTATACTTAGCGGTAACGATAGCTTCTGCGTAATTTGTGAAGCTGAAGCTATAGCTGAAGAATGACCAGCAACAATTAATCCATAGTTACTGTTCTGGTTAGCTGTTCCAGATGTTCCTGGACCAGTTCCTACTGCTGGTAAGTTGTTTGACATATAAACGTCAAAGCCATGAATTTTACCAACGGTTAAACCATTCTTCAATCCTGTTTGGTCTCCACCAAAATCGGCATCCATAAGACGAGAATCCTCATCTTTTAAGATTTCGATAAATACAGGGTGTAAAACCAACCATCTACCATCAGTGTCAACAAACTGGGTGTCAAGCAATCTTCCCATTCTTGCAATTACTTGCAATGGTGAGGCAGTTGCTGTGGCTAGAGCTGTTGCTCCACCAGTTCTTGCCTGAATTGGAATAGAGTGGTCGCCAGCACTACTTGTAGTAATGTTACCGAAGTCACCCTTTTTCAACTTCATAGATGTTAAGAGTTCATCTGAACCTGCAGTTGTAACTGCTTTTGAACCTGAAACGGTGTCATTAGCTGTTCCTGCAACAGTATTCAGAGAGGATTGTTTAAATCCTGAAAGATAACCAAGAACTTCCTGGTCGTGTTGGTCACGTAGTCTATACCCTGCACGGTCAGCGGCCATAGATTCAAAGTTCACGTGAGAGTGAGCTTCTTCAATATCGTCTACTTTAAATGCAAAGTAATTAGCTTTGTCCACCACGAGTGAGAAATCTTCGTCATCTAAGTCTTGTGGAGTAATCTGAGTTCCCCTAGCGTACTCCTTTACAGTGATTTCTGGTTCTTTAATAATTTTAACAGTATCACCGTAATTCGCAATTTCTCCGAAGTAGTCATTATTAGTAATGCTATCTACAACAGAGCTTTTACGAAAGGCTTGCTGGACTTTTTGCGAGTAGATTACGGGGCTAAAATTGCCATTAGGTAAGCTACTGTAACCAGCTGCTGTCTTAAATGCCATTGTATTGTCTCCCAATAGGCTATACCGATTCTCTAAACACTAATAAGACCAGTGCTCTAAGGGTGTCCAAAAAGGGGCGATAGATTCTGGGTGGTTAATAGGTATAAAAAAATCAGAAACTCTACTACACTTAGAGTTCAAAAAATGTGTTAAGTGTTAATGTGTAGACACTTTTAGGCAAGTAGTCCTATGAGGGGTTGCCATAAATATTTAATTTTTACCACAAAAATCAACAAATGTAAAGAAAAAAATTATCTTTGTGGTCTTGATACATCATATATAAAGTTGCCAGACTGTATAGCATCCATGATTGCTTTCTCATTTTTTTCATATTCATGAGCTTTCATCTGTGCAACATCAGACTCTCTCCATTGATTGCCTTGGCTTTCTTTAGTATTAGCAACATTATTTTGACCTCTAGTTGTTACGGCTTTTGCCGCATCATTACTGTTAGTCTTTTTCTTTTTATTGCCAATAATACCTGTATCAACTTTGTATAAATCAATAGCTCTAGAAGCTGCATGTGCATCAGAATCATTTTCATATAATGCTTGCTGTACCCACTTAGGTTGTGTAGTTACCCATTCATGAAATTTTTCATCCGCTCTGATTTCTTCAAAGTCAGGATGCTGTGCTATCAATTCAGCCTCTGCTCTTTTTCTCGCAGCTTCTGCTTCTTTTTCAGCAATAACTTGTAATCTCTTTTCAATACCAGAGTCAAACTCTTTTGCTTTTTTAGCAGCAATTGTTTCAATAATTTTAGCTACGTCAGGATATTCTTTTGACCAAGCTGCTAACTCCTCATCTGTTTTAGGAAGTTTAATAGCTTTTTGTGTAGCAGAACTTAACTGTGCTTGCAGTTCTTGTATTTTCTTTTTACTTTCTTCTTCACGCTGACTCATATGTCTACGTAAATCACCATAGCGTTTTTTAAAAGTTTTTTCTTCTGCATCAAGATTAGCTGTTTCTTCAGCGTCCTCTTTTGCTTCTGCTTCTCTTTTAGTTGCTAAAGCTCGTTCTTCTTCAAGCTTTTGTAGCTGTTCATCTTCTTGTGATGTATCTCTGCTATATCGCATAGGAACTTTCTTTATGTCTTGCTTTACAGCACCAATCGCTTCACTCATTAATTTCTCCTTATAAATGTCCTGCCATTTCTATTATATCACAAAGTGTGACTAGTATGCAACAGTTTTTTATCCTACCTCTACACCTAATTCTTTTGCTTTTTTCTTTCCTTCTTCAGATTGCCAATATGTTATAGGATTAACTTCAAATCCTCCTTTAGCATCTGCAGGTTTAGTTTGATTATTTGATTGTATTTCATATTTATCATCACGTAAAACATTAGAATCATTTGCTTTGTTCATAGCATCAAATGCTGCAGTTGTACCTTGTTTCATAGAATCTATAACCCAAGATTCAACAGTATCTCCTGTTCTAGCCGCAGCGTAAAACGATTGTTCTGCTCTAGATAACTTAAAGAAGTCTTTCAGTTGTAGACCAGTTTTCTTAAAATCAGCATACTGCTCTACTCCCATGAGTCCATTAGGGTCATACTGTCCATCATTTAATGCCATATTTATTTTAGAATGTGCATCAAGTTCTGCTTGTGTTATTTGATTAATACCTTGACTAGCAAATCCAGAATCTTGAGCATTCTTTTTTGCTCTTTCAGTTCTTCTATCGCTAGCATCTTCTCTTCTCTTTGAATAGGCTTCACTAAATGCTCTTTGAGCTGGTGTTAAAGAAGCAAAACTTCTACCAGTTAAAGGGTCTATTTTACTATACGTGCCATACTGTTGATTATAATCATCAGGTATGTTATAATATTTTTTTACGGCTGCTTCACTCATACCTGTTGATTGTGATATTGCCGATATATCTTCAAGACCTGGCTGGTATAATCTATTACCAAAAGCATCAACTTTACGTGTAGCAGCTACTTGTGGATTACGAATACTTTCTAAAAATGCACTTGGCATATCTGCTATTGCCATGTCTCTGTAACTTTTGAGGATGGTTTGGTCACTGTAAGGGACGCCTGTCTTTGCTCCAAGTCCAGTAGGAGGACCAAATAATTTAGCCATTGCGTCACTAGCATCTTTGCCAATCTTTTTTACTTGAGTATTTAAGTCTTTTTCAAAAGTTTTACTTGTTAACGCCTTGTACGCTTCCGATTCTTTTGCTGACTGCAGATTAAATTCTAAAGCTTGTGTCGGATTATCAATTTGATTAAAAACAGCATCTTGCATTCTAGCTGAAGCATCTGCAAAGTCCATATCTCTTGCAGTTTGCGATGCCTCTTGCATGTTAGCAACATTTGCTATTGCTTGGTCTCCTGCTCCACTTTCAATATACTTTTCTGCCTCTTCACTAATAGGGTCAGGAGTAGGTTCAGCAGGCTTAGGCTGTTCTGGGTCATCTATTATTGGGTCAGGAGTTGGGTCATCTGGTGGTGTTATAGGAACACCTGGAGCTGGTACAAATCCTGATGGAGGAGCGTCTGGACGCATGTAAGATAATCGCTGGTCTTCTGGTAAAAAGTATCCTATGTTTGGTGCAACTACTCTAGTAGCTAATCCTGGAGTTTGTGT